AAGGACAGACTGCATCCCCTCTGCTTCAGCATAGGATTCGTAAGCAACGTCAGCCTTCTGTGCTGGAATACTCGGAGGTTCTGCGGCCTCTCTTATCTGCTCAAGTTTCAGGGCATCATCCATGCCAATCTGAGTAACCTTGCCCTTGCCCTTTGGCCGGACTACTTCCTGACCGCCGAACATTCCGGGCTGTAGACCGGCTTCTGGTTCGCCAGGTATCTGCTCGGGAATAGGTGCCGCTTCAGTAGGAGCAGCTTCAGATTCAGGGATAATATCCCTCGTAAACACAGGATGAGTTTCCCCGAACAGGTAATCATTCATACTGTCTTTTTCAGCAGGAGTTAATCTCTTTGGGTCTGCCTGCTGGAATTGGAAGAGAGCGAAGTCATCACCTTTAGCAGTAGCCTCTGCTATTGCTTGTTCCCTAAGCCAAGCATCCACCTTTTTAATATCAATCTGTGCCTTCCGTGATGTAGCAGTACGTATGACAGGAGGGAAGGGAATACTACGACCTGATTGAGTTTGAATCGTATTTCCTTCCGGCCCAATAGCACCACGTTCCTCAGTGGCTATCCTCTTCATTCCCGGCCCAACCCCAGGAGTTGAAATAGCAGCGGCACCGCCACCAAACGCAGCCATACCTGTAGTTCCCACCATTGTCTGACTCAAGACCTGTTGCCAGCCCTCGAATGTGCCAACTGTCTCGTTGAATGACTGTCGGGCAAGGTTCTCTAGGACATTCTGTGGATGTTCGGTTAGTTGCTCCCCTACTTGAAGAGCTGTAAACGTCTTACCGAACCTGCCTGCAGCCTGCCTTAATACATGCTTACCCATTGTCTTGTAGAAGCCTTTGGTGAGCATCTGAGACACTCCAGGCGCGAGTTTGGAAAGGCCAATAACCTCAGTCAATGATTCTAACCCTGCCAGTACAGGACCAAGAACTGTAGATACCGAAGCAGCCTGCTCCGGAGTTGCACCTTCAGCTACAAGACTCTGATACAAGCCTCCAGACGTTATAGGTGTGAGAGCCGCTGTCGCTCCTATGAACCCCCCTCCAGGCACTCCGCTTATACCGCCAAGAAAGTAGCCCCCTGCCGCGGCGATAGAGTAACCTAAAAACTTAGCTATCACGTGCGTCCAGTAACCTGGTTCTTGCAGCAAAGTGGGATTATCCCACGCCGCCACTTCGTATCTCGGGTCAGGTGCCATATCCGGATGAGCCTTGACAAAAGCCTCAAACTCTCTTTCCCTGGAGGCAATCCTTTCAGCACCCTGACTGATTATCTCTTCAGGGTCATAACCTGCCTGTCGGATAGGAACAAAGTCAGTCTTCTTTCGGAAGGCAGCAAAGCCCATCGAGACTACATCAATTCCGGACTGGAAGTTAAGTATCAGCTCCTGTATTCCAACAACCAGAGTGTCCAGGGTATCCTTGACAATACCCTCGGACTCGAACCCAGTAGGCATTGTCATCGATACGGATTCCCTTAACTCAGGGCTAAGCGTCTCAATACCTTTCTCGAACTCCGTCTTTTCGTATGCGCCCATATAGACACCCTTTTTAATTACGGGTGTCTTCGCGCTCTCTTCCTCAGTTGTCCAGGAAAGGCCTTCTCTTGGCTTTGGTCTCTCTCCCATTGCAGTCGGGCCAAGGAAGCGTCTGTCTTCCGCCGGTGCAAATAACTCCTCAATCTGGGCCTCATCAGCCCCCAGTTGCCTTAGCAGAGCCTCTGTATCTTTGTTCCGTCCTATGTCCCAAAGGTCTCGTATGAGGTCGTCCTGTGCCTTCTCAGCACGTTGTCTCTCTGCTCCTGGCATATCTTCGGTAGATAAACTTTCAATTAACTGCTGAACATCGCCATCTGGAAACAGTTTGCCGAATACTTGCTCGGTAAATGGACGCAGTGGTGCGCCAATAGCCTCCCACTCTTCGACAGAAAGCTCTCCGCCGGTACGTTGATACTCCTGATACAGCAGGCCATAATCGCTTGCTTCACCAGCCTCTTGAGCCTCCATCTGCTCAGGAGTAAACCGCTGACCTGTAGGTGATACCCACATCTGGTCTTGAGTCAATTCCCAGTCTTCAGGCGTCAGATAGCTGATAGCCGGTTGACCACCATTAACCGGCGGGACTACCTTGAGTTTCCAGCCGGCCTCTAACTCAACGCCGAACTGCATCGCTTCTTCGGCAGTATAGAACTCAATAGGAGGAGGGGACAGAGTTTCAAGTGGCTTCACTTTTCGCCCCATAGTACCAGAGAGTTCAGGCATTAACGCTTTCGTGTGGTCTAAGTTCATGCCATATTTTTTTATTAGTTCCATGATGCCTAGCAATATGTCACCTTACCTAGTTATCCCCTTCGCCCTGCTTAACAGGCTTTGGATTACGTTAGGTTTCTGCATGGGACTCGACATCGCAAGCCCTGCATTAGTAGCCTCTTGGAACTTCTTTATCACGTCCTGTTTCGTCCAACGTATCTTCGCCACTTATTCCTCCATCGTCTCCGGACCACGAGCCCCCGGTGTGCCGCCACCAAGCAAGGGTACAAGCGAGTCAACTCCCGGCCCACCTTGTCCTGCCGCCGGCGTTGTCTGCTCTTCCTGATCCATCTCCGGTTGCATGGCCCTCTGTCTGATAATCGAACAACCCCTTTCCGTCAGCATCATCGACTGTACCTTCTTGGCTTCGGCGTCATCCCCATCGAGGTCCTCCGCCTCTTCTGCGTACCGGATAGCCATCTCGAACAGACCTATAGCCGGGTCAGCCCTCTTGGCCTCTTCAAGCCCAAGCTCTCTGATTATCCCGTCAGGATCGTCAGCCTTGAGAATGTCAGTCAGTCTTGTCTTCAGTGGCAGGTCTTCCCGGGCAGCCGAGAACATCGCCAGGTTGACTATCTCCTGCTTCTTGCTCTGACTCATCAGTTCGTTGGTTATCGTGTAGGTATCCGGGTCTCCGAGTTGTTTCACAGAATACTTACGCTTCCGTCCAGGCACACCAATGGTAATTTCAGAAGGTGTCTTCTTCTTGTCGCTGATTGTCCGGTACTGGCTTATCATCTTCCGTGCTAACTGCTGCCGGAACACTGCCAATGCCTCAAGCCGCGGCATAATCAGTTTGTTCCTTATCTCAGACTGCTCGGTAATCCATACTGCCGATACCGTCTGACTCACGTTTCCCAGGTCTATGTCATTGACGCCGCCCATCTGCAGGTCCCTCTGTATATCAGCACGCCCCCCTCGGAAGGCCTGTGTCAGGTCTCCCCTCTGAAGTAACTGGTGTAACTCTCCCTTAGCAACCTTTGTAACCTCACCAGTCCTCGGAGGCTTGTCACCGGCGCCGGCCTCAGCAGCCTCTTGCTCGTACGGAGGAAAGAGACAGTCCATACCCAGCGTCTGTTCTATCGACATCGAGCGGCTGCGCTCGTCATACAAGTCCCGGTTGAGGAAGAACAGATCCTCGGCGTCATGTTCAATAGAGCCCTTGTCCTTGAGCATGAAGCCAGATGACGGTATGACTATCACGTACGGTACATCTCCAAACGGATTCTTCTGCGTTCTGAATAGCTTGTCAGCAATCCAGACCTCGTTTTTGCCACCGTCCCAGTAGTCAGTTACCTCTATGTCAGTCGTCCCTTGTGCATTGGCACCAGGATACTCAATGTTAATCTTCGCCGGACTCCTGAAGGTCTTATTGGCTACCCAGTTTAACCCATCATTCCCATGCTCGTATGGTGTCCACCGCATGTCAACAGGCAGACAGTCTAACACGTACTTACCATCAACAAACTGAGACACCCAGCGAGCGCCGATTAAACTTCTGATACAGACATGGTTTGAGAGCCAAGAGAACAGCTTGGCGTAGCCCCTCATTATCAACTGCTCGTCAGTCTGCGCCAGGTTGTCATCAATGAAGTTCTCAATCTCGTGCTTCTGCTTGTCGGATAGTTTCCCCTCACTCTCAATAACAGTCTGCCACGTCGCACTCACCAGGTCATTGATGATTGCATTAGCGAAGACACCCGGCCAGTTCGTAGTGACATTGACAACTTTATCCAGGTCCTTGCCTTCAAAGTCCTGGAGCTTGAAGTTATTGCCATACGCCAGGTCCCTGGTCTTGTCCATCCGGTTATAGAGCGGCTTGAGTACCGTGACTCTGTTCTTGATTATATCTAAGGTCGATAAGTCAGCCATTACATATACCCTCGCCCGTAATAAGCAGCTTCGACTATATGCTCATTGTAAGATATCATGGTCTTCTCGTATGCCCTGAGAGCCGACTCTACCTTTTTGGGTGTGTCAAGACTCTCTTTAAGCCATTCCTCTAGTTTTGCTTTCATCTCTGGTGAAACGTCCATTACTTGCCTCTCAAACTTGCGTTACATTCCCCAGAGCCACAGGCCATTCTCCTGTGGACGGCAATCATTTAAACCTAGCAAAGCACTTGTCACTGGCTCACTCCCGAAGGAGGCTACTGACGTTCGTATTTAGCTACTAGGTCTCGTTTGTCGGTCTTATGGTGGTTGCGTCACCCACCTGCCTAGTGTCCCCCGTGACTCAGGGTAGATTGCCTACCGCTTAAGCGTCTCTCTTCCGCCACTCTGGGTACTCTCTCCGTTACATGTAACTGACAGGCTCACGCGACTTCTTAGCCCTCGTCACGTACCCGAACCTGTCTATTAACCCGTATATCACAGCCTTAACACCGTGATTGTTCTTGTCCTCCGGCGCCTTCCCCACTACTACCCCGGTCCTGTCCTCTTTCCACTTGTACGGCTCTGCCTCACCAGTAAAAGGATTAGGAGCCACCCCCAACTCTGACAGTATCCCCTTGCACTTCGGGTCAATAAACATCCTCGGCTGATGGTCGATAGGGTTCACCGTCAGGAACGTGTGCAACCTCTCCCGGCCCGCCGCCTCCTCTATCTTCTGACATGCTAGTACAAGATGCGCCTTCGCCTGCCAGACCTCAGCGACTGCTGGCATTGCCTGGTGCTGCATGATATAGATGTCTGCCGCTCCACCAGCCACCAGAGACCACCAAGGACGGGTCATGCACACATCTATCATCTGGTCAGTGACGAGCCCTCTCTCGTAGACCTCATCGACTATAAAGACCGTCTCCCCTACTATCTGCACCACCTCAATAGCATAAGCCCCGTCATACCCTGGGTCTATCCACAGGTACACCGGAGCGTCCAGCACCTCAAGCTCTTTAACGTGAGTCAACGCCTTGAACTCTGGGAACACCAAGCCCTTCGGAGGACAAGGCACACCGCCGAACCTCTCCTGAAAGTAGTCGTCCGGATGCTTGGCCTTTAGCCTCTGTATCTCAGGGTCATTATAACCGCCAGGATACACGTGGTGATTACTCCAAGAAGGTAATGCAAACGACTGACCAGCCTGCCCGGGCAACTGATATACATTCCATAGCTCAGGATACCAGCCGAGTGAGCCTTCGAACGTACCGGTACCAACAACCCAGCCACGTTTCTCTGCCGTCCTGTCAGTCAGCCTGGTGTACTCAGTGTGTGATATCTGCGCAACCTCACAGATAACTATACCGTCCGGTGCCTCTGAACCTACCTTGAGCCAGTCTTGTAATGACCAAGTCTTAATGACTGCACCGGTACCCAACTGCATTGACCACTGTCCGGACTTGGGAGTATGCACGTCAGCCGGCAGTACGGCGCCTATATCTATCATCGCCCTGGCCGAATACTCGAACTCAGCATGACACCGGTCATAGTCCTTTGCAGCTATCCAGTACAACGAGCCCTGCCAGAACCTGACATTGAGATAGTCAGAGGCTATAAAGGACTTACCGGCTCGCTCACCGCCACCGCCCAGGACCTCACGAGCTCCACAGGTTACCAGCGCCGATTGCTCCGGGCTATACTCATGGCCAATGCCCTTGCGTATGACCTCGATATCATGAAGGGTATCCTCAGTTGCTACTGCCATATCTCCCTTTACTTGCGTATAATTACTTGCGTCTAGTTGAAGTATCCCCGGAGGACCAAGCCGAACTGTGCCAGTCCCATGACAACGAGGATCATCAGACCATAGGCTACCACAACCCACAGGACGAACTTGACCACGGCCCGGATGCCTGTCTTTACCCTACGCTGTATCATTGCTCTATCTGCAGGCGCTTATCATATTCGATCTTGATCTCGGACAGCCTGATTGCCTGGAGCAGGCTGAAGCCCAGCAGCCGGAATGCCCTGACATACTCGTGTTCATTGCTCATTGCTCTGTCTCCTCCATCCCGTTCACTTTGAGGACGTCTACCCAAACCCCCGACTTTAACTCTTGAATAATACCAATAAATTCAAGTTGTTCTTTGCCAAATACCCAAGCCATATATTCCAAGTAGGAAATTACATCATTCAGTCGAACCTCTTTACCAGCCTTGAATGAGGTTTCGGCTTGGACTTCAACAATGGCTAACTCTGTGATACTTAATGCAATACTCCCCTGCTCACAATCAAATGACTGGATCACTGTATCTTTAGCTTCCATCAGTCTCCTCTCCTTTTTCTCCCTGTGTTATCTGCGGGACCGCCTTGCCCCGGAGTTGCCCCAGGAGTTCGGTGAGCCCTTCTGTGATGTCAACCTTCTGAGCAGCATAATCACCACCCAGTTTACTGAGCTCGGCGATGGCCAGAATATTACCATGCCGGATTAGCGTGCCTTTGTCGTTCGTGATGTCCTCTCTGCCGAACTGAGAGAGACGCTGCTTACGTTCTTTGACCGACATGATAGTGTCGTCTACCTCTGGCTTACGGAGTTCTGCCATATAGGTTTTAATCCTATCGTTTTTTAGCAGGCGAGAAGCACAGGCATCAGCCGCGCCCATAGTCTTAACCTGGTAATGTTGCATGTAAGCTTTTCCCGGTGGGACACCCTTAAAGACATCGAGGGTGAAGCCTATTTGTTTTTTAGTGATGGTATCAGTGGCCATTGCAAACCTCTGAAGTATTTATTTAAGAAAGAAGCAGAAGGGTGGTAAGGGGTAGGGGTTACTGTGTTTATGTTTATGATTGGGATTATGATTGGGATTCAAGACGCGCGTAGGCGCCCGTGCGCGCGTAAGCATAGCGAGTGTTAGCATCTGCTAACGAGTGCTAGAGGTTGTTAGAGAGTGCTAACGGTTGCTAACGAGTAGGGTTGTTTGTAGTCTCAAGTTATTAGGATTTGACAAGGATAATGATTAGTAGTAGTATATTAGGAGAGGAGGTAAACTATGAAAAAGACAATTTCACTCGAAGAATTAGAAGAACGAGCAAAAAAACAGAAAGAGGACCAGAGGGAAAGGGTTCGGCTGTTCATGCACCAGAGTTACCACTACGCAAAGAGCCTCGGGTTTTCCGCATCTGAGGCACAGGTGTTACAGAAGCACAGTAAGGAGACCATCAAGAGTCTGGCGGAAGAGAGGAGGCACCAGAATGGAGGAGGATAAACAGATAGCCGAGTTACAGGAGTTTTTCCTTGAGCAATGCCGTACAACATGGCATCCTGACACTCCTTCGTTCCGGTATGCACTGGCAATGAGTACCTTTGACCAAGTAAAGAAAGCCATCATACTTGCCTCTGGCCAGTGCCGAGGTGGGCCAACAAACAAATGGAAATACGCTAATGCCATCATGCGGAACTGGAGGCAAGCAGATGCCGAATAGAATAATAAGAGAGAGCATCTGGACATCGCCAAACTTCAATGACCTGTCTGCCGAAGCAGAGCGTCACTTCTATAGGACACTACTCCTGGCTGACGATTTTGGCTGCTATGAGTCAAGCCCACAAGCAGTCAAGGGTCGTTGTTACCCATTGAAAGAGTCTATATCCACACGGGATATCGACTTGTGGCAACAGGAACTAATTAATAACGACCTTATTTTGACGTGGGACTCAAACTCTCGAAAATACAGCGTCTTTATGAGGTTCCCCACTCATAATTATCTGCGGTCTCTCCATAGGAGAAAGACACCACCACCACCAGACCATATTATTCGTAGGCTCTTGCAAGTCGAGCCTAACTGGGAAGCTACCCTGAGTATATCCCAGGCCCAGAACTACACCACTGAGATGTTGTGGGCTGACCATGATTACATGGACTCTAACGAGTGGGAATTCAGCAGCGACAATCCCGAGGCTGTGAGGACCCGGCTTGAATTCTTTAATAAGAAATACAGCAAACAGGGGCCTGCCAATGCATCCAAGTTCTATGCTGTATTCCGGTTCCTGACCGGGCCTGCCGATGACTGGGAAGAGGACAATGAGGACCTTGCGGTGATTATCCTTGAGTCGTACCCGGACGTTATAACAGATGGTACTGTAGACCCGGTGAAAGTTCGAGCGAAGTTGAAATAAGCCGGCGAGGCCGGACCCAGGGCACCTTGGAGCAAGGAGAAAACCCCACGGCGTAAACCCAGGGCCGGTTCCTCACCTATTGCATGAAAGGAGGAGAATGAAAGCCTGCTGGATATACCACAGGCTCACAGTACATTATTACACATTAGTCTCAATTTGTCAACCCCGAACCAGTAAACACAGATAAAACGAGTAAAGAGAACTCATTAGTCTCAGTAAATGGCATGAAATCAGGCACGAATTAGCTTCAGAAACAGACTTGACATACTGAACAGTTTTGTTTTACAATGCAAGTCCATGCACAACACGAGTAATGTGAAGGGTCATAGGCCAGTCGGGAATAGGTTAGAGGAGGTCACAAGAGAATGTTATTAGAACGTAAAGAGGAAACAAAGGTAGTTAAGGGGAAGCTGGCAGAGATGGGATACACTGATATCACAGTCAGCCACGGAAGAGGCACCGCATGGGGCTGGCTAACTGTAGGGGTATCGACCCCTAAGCCAAACAGTTGCACGTGTGATATGGATAATCCCCACAGGTACCCGTATTATTGTGAAGAGTGCCGGAACGTGCTACATACTAACAGGCTGAAGATTACCGACACACTGTTAGAGACAACCGGCAGGTGCAAGGGAGACTATGACGGGAATACAATAGTTGACGTCGCCCTGAAGGAGAAAATAAATTGAACGACTACGAGATCAAGAAGCTATTAAGAGTCTGGCTAATAATGACTAGGCCGATAGAGCAGCTTGAACCCGGGGACTTCGAGAAGAATTAAGGAGGCAAAATGAAAGCGTACAGAGAAGAACCAGAACCAGTATTTAAGCCCATCCACTTGATAATCGAAACAGAAGAGGAGGCAACAATTCTATGGCATAGGCTGAATGCAGCCAGGAGTACGACACTTGAAGACTACTATAAGGCGAGCAACCGCAATGATTATGAGGGTGGTTTACCGCTTGGTGAAATAGTCAGTATATTCCACGCACTGAATGAAGTATTCGCTCCTTAATAAAATGCACAGGACTGGTAAGTGTATCTCTGGTGGACGATGTACAATCCAACTGGGATAACGCCATCCACTTACCAGTCCGATGGATAGTATTAAGAGGAGGTAATTACAATGCCAAGGGAGCAGTCAAAGTACGCCGGACAAACAGTAACAATCATGGCAGGGAAACTTCAAGGGCAAACCTATCGAGTAGAGGATTGGTGGGAGAACGTGTCGGGTAGCTCATGGATGTTTGCACAGGGTAATCCAGCTTGCCTTAGTTTCGCAATGAGGGTAGGATTACAAGACTTCCAGGTGCCAATAGACGATGAGGTTCTCTATGGGAAAATAGACGGCTTTGGTAATCTGGTTCACATTTCAGAGATTATCTAATCCATCCTATGACTACCTGCGATAACTCGTATCGGGAATGATTAGGGATGTAATAAAAGATGAAACGATACAAGCATTTGCTCACCTCCGAGGAACGGCGCCACCTCGAGTACGCCGGTATTTACACCCTGGGAGAGCTAGAGGAACTGGCCAAGCGAATGGAAGGGACACCAGACAAACCAGGTTGGCCACCCTGCTGGATGTGCAAACAGATTATTAATAAACTGGGATTGTGACTACTCCGTCAGCTAAAGCAGACGGCTTCTGCCGGAACGCACGCACCATTGTGCCACGTTGGCCCGGCAACGCTCAGTCCGAGCGTCAGGATATTACGAGCGGCGTTGACATCTCGGTCAACGACCAGCCCGCAGTGAGGGCAAGAGTGAACACGGTCAGCCAGAGTTTTAGGTACATCAGGCAGGCAACCACAACCGGAGCATACCTGCGACGTGTTACAGGGGTTTACCTGGACAAACTGCCCACCAGTTTCCTCCACTTTGTAGGCGAGTTTAGCCAGGAACATTCCCCATCCCGCATCGTTGACCGGCTTTGCCAGCATCCCACGAGCCAGGCCCCTGACGTTCAGGTCCTCAACGGCAACCAGACCGTAGTTATTCGCTATCTGCCGACTGACCTTGTGGTGAAAGTCCGACCGCTGATTCCTGATGTGGGCGTGGGCCTTCTGGAGCAGACGGACGGCCTTGCGTCTGCCCCCGCTGCCCTTCTTCCGTCGGGCGACACGTCTCTGTGCTATCCTGAGTGCCGCCTGGCCATGCCGGTAATGGCGTGGGTTCTCTATCAACTCACCATCGGACAAGGCGGCAAAGGACGAGAGTCCCACGTCAATTCCGATAGCGTCCGGCAGAGGCGCAGGCGGATCCATACTGATAACCACGCTGAAACAGGCATACCACTTACCAGCCTCACACTTGAGGGTGAGCGTCTTAATATCACCGGTGATAGGGCGGTGCATCTTCAGCTTAATGATACCGACACCCTGCAATCTAAGCCTGTCGTTGTCCGTAATGTGGCAACCATCCCCCCAGGCAGGGAAGGAATAACTGTTGAAGCGGTCCCTACCCTTAAACCTGGGGTAGCCGGCTTTCTCCCCAGCCTTCACTCTGCGAAAGAACGCACGGAAAGTCTTGTCGACCCGTCGGAGCACATCCTGGCAAGCGGAATAGTTTGCAAGGTCAAGGTGGCCGGTATCCCGTATCTCCTTGAGCTGGTTGGCCTGGTCGTAGTAGTTGCGCGATACGCCGTGTCCGCGCCAAGCGTCTCTGCGCTCCTGGAGAGCCGCGTTATACAGGGACCGGGCTTCCGACAGCTGATATTCCAGAGCTTCGGCCTGCTCACGGTTTGGGTACAGGCGATACTTAAAAGTCCTACGCATCTACTTGCCCTTCTGGGATTCAATGTAGTGCTGGATTGCCGTAGATGTTACCGAGCCGACGCTACCGATAAAGTAAGAACGGCTCCACAGTGTCGGGAGCCTGGACCGGAGTTCTGGAAACTCACGGCGCAAAATATTGGAAGTGTATCCCTTGAACTGTGCCGCAATGTGAGCCGGTGCCTTGGTAGGGTCGGATTCAATAAACAGGTGAACGTGGTCAGGCATTACCTCAAGGGCGTGTATCCTAGCCTTGAGTTCCAACGCCTTCTCTTCCAGAAGCGACTTAAGGCGGTCGGCTATCTTTCCAACCAGCACGGGCCGCCTGTACTTTGGGCACCACACCAAGTGATATTTGAGAGAGTACACGGCGCCAGCATTTTGAGCGTATTCGTTACGGGGCATATACCTATTATACAACGGGTGTTAGTATAATGCAAGGAGGTAAGCGCCGATTCCTCTGCCAGCTAAAGCAGGCAGTCCCCTCGGCGCACGATTATGGGTAAACCGTTAAGTAGTCTTGACGCAAAGTATTTTTGGTCGAAAGTTCAGAAGACTGAAACATGTTGGCTATGGCTCGGTGGTACTACTAAGGAGGGATATGGTCAGGTGGGGTTAAAGGGGC